TGAAACTATATTGACAGCTTTACCTGCAGCTCCTCCTATTGTTCCGCTTGTGCCTAAAGAACCAGTGCTAGTATTACCGTTTGCGCCTATATTACCTGCAGTTCCATTTGAACCAGCTGTAGCTAATGCACCGCCGTTTCCTTTTCGGCCACCACCACCGCCATTGCCGGCATTACTTATAGCGCCAATTGTGCCATTAAAGCCAGAAGACTCAGAAACTTCATAACCTGCGCCAACGCCAGCTGATGATCCTCCAATACCACCGATTCCACCTCTTAACAATATAGCAGTTTTACCTGTTACATTATTCTGAATTGAATTTCCTCCGGTACCGCCATTCCCGCCATTGCCACCTGCTCCGCCACCTCCTGAAATTGTACCAGAGTTGTTAATAGTAGTAGTGTTATTCATAGTTATAGCATGACCACCTGCACCGCCATTACCTATACCTCCAGCACCTATAATAGTACCTGCGTTATTAATAACTAAACTGCCGCCCATACCACTAGGAAGAATTACTGGTCCAATAATTACATCACTAGCAATATTAGCTATTTTAGCTATATCAGCTGCCCAATTGTTTGAAGTTACGTTATCAAAAATAGCTTTTAGATTAATAAATGCAGCTGAAGGCACAGATATAGTAATATCATTAGTAGAAATGACATATGAAAACGGGGGCTTAACCCAATCTTCTTCTCGCCAAGTTAAACCATATGCTGCTTTATTTTCACCAAACATTTCCTCCCAGAAGTAAGGATAAAAATTTCCATCCTCATCTTTCCAAGTTCTACCAGGCCTTTTAATTATTCCATCTTTATATACCCAGGGCATTTAATTTTCCTATCTTGCGTTTGCGTATTTAAAGGGTTGCGCAGCAAACGCCATAACAATGTACCTTCCGCCATCAGCGTTCCAGTTAACATTCGTAGTTCTAATTTTAATGCCATTTGAAAGATAATCTATATTATAACCACCACTGGCATCACTTTCGTAATCTTTACCTGCTAAGTCTGCATCACTTTCAATAATTATTGGATTGAAAAGACTTCTTGCATGATCTTGTATTATCCAACTTCGATCTGCAGCATCTTCCCTTTTTATAATTGTAAAAGCAGGCCTGAAGCCGCAATAAATAAACGGGCCATCTACATTTCCACTTCCAGTGTAGGAGCTGAAACGTGAAAAGCCAGGTACTTCTGCAAATGAATAAGCGACATACAAACCGTTGTTTACATTTGGACCATCTTGACCAACACTAAATACGGCAGTAGTAGGGGCACGATGCCAAACACCGGCGATATCACCCCCGCTTTCTCCGGTATTATCTAAACTCATATACCTAATGTATGTTAACTCACCATGCTGGACTCTCCAGTGCCCTGAAGCATTTCGTCTTTTTGCAATAATCCATTTTGGTTCAGCGCCTAACCCATGAGCTATTGATGCTCCAGCCGTGCCATTTCCTGTATAAGTCACAATACTAATTCCAACATCAGTGTTTACACGTCCTGTACTATCAATAGTACCAACACTTGTTGAACTAGCGTCATTACTAAATGCAGACTCTGCTTTCCAAGCCCAACCTACATAATTGTGAGCATTTTCATTATTTAGATTGTCATTGCCAGTAACCTTATAACCAGAACTAGTAAATGTTATATCAGCAAAATCACCTTCCGCATTATTATTAGCAGTTTGAAAATATGCGTCTGTTCCTCTTACGCTGTCCATCCATGCGCCACCACT